TGTTTTACTGGAGGTGTAGCATGGGGTATCCAGAGCAAATTGATTTATTTCAAGACAAGCTTAATAAAAAAGCAAACGGTGGTAGCTATGTAATTGAAGAGAGATTACCGCTTGAAAATGGCATGTTCAGTGGTGTGCTTGCGCATGACAACATTAATAATCAGACCATCGCCGTGTACACAGGATCACAGTATTCAGGGATTGAACTACGTAATTTTACGGTGTCTTTTCCGGATGAGGCGCCGTGGCGGCGGTTGATTAAGATTTTTGCCGATGTGCCAGAGGTTTATGTGACTTACGAAACCCCCGGCGATACCGTTGAAGCAGAGGATATTAACGGTTTACAGATGAGTCTTACCGCTGTCCAAACTGAAATAGAGCGTTATAAGAGCAAGGGTCAGATTGACGGAGGATCTTTTAGAAGAGAGGTGTAAAATGGCACAGACCATACAAATAAAACGGGGTACGAAGGCTGAGCTAACGAGTTATGGCGTGTTGAAGGCAGGCGAGCTTGGTTTTTGCAGTGATACTAAGGAAGTTTATATTGGTGACGGCACGTCCAATTCCATGGTCGGCAGGGCACTATCAGGGCCAGAAGCCTCGCGTCCAGTTGCAGGAGCCGTTGGTCGTTTGTATTACGTGACTACGGGGACAAATAGTGGATATTTATATTTTGATGATGGGGCAGCTTGGCGGAGGGTGAATGCGCAGAAGCTTAGCGACCTAACAGGTACAATCGATGATATCGCTGATGGAGCGACCTTTGCAAAGGTGCTTAAAGCGGATATTAGTGCGGGACATATCAATAAAGTATCGGATGGCACGAACGTAAAAACTGCGGCTGAGATCAAGACGCATATTGACGATGTGACCAAACACCGGACGATCAATGATACTGGGACTACGATTACAGATCTGTGGTCTGCCCAGAAGATTAAGAACGAAATTGAGCTGGCCAAGCATAATATTGAACCGCAAGCGTCGGTAAAAGATCAGCACCTGCTCGCTCCACCTGCCAGTCCGGTTGAGGGTGACCGATATATTATTCCAGCCGGAGCAACCGGGGCATGGGCGGGGAAAACGAATCAAATCGTTGAATATCAGTCTGCCGTTTGGGTCTTTTATGTTCCTGCTGTGGGTTGGACCGCTTATGTCGATGATGAGCAGAAAATTTATAGCTGGAACGGAAGTGCATGGGTTCGTACCGGGGGCGCGCTACAGACGATTACCGCTGGGAACGGGCTCATTGGTGGTGGTCAAGCCGATGCTGTAACGCTGAATATTGGTGCAGGCAATGGGATCACGGTCACTGCAGACGCGATTGCCGTTACGGCTGGAAAAGGGATCATCGTAGATGGAACCGGTGTAGCTGTAAGTGTGGATGGAAGTAGCATCATTTATGATGCTGCGAATGGCAATAAACTTACTGTAGCCAGTATTGATGGCGGAACATTCTAGGGGGCGGGATAATGGCTCTAAAGACATTGATTCAAATACGTCGCGGATTGGAAAGCGCCATTGGCGCACTGGCTATTGGTGAGCTTGGCTTCTGTACAGACAGTAGGAAGCTATATATTGGTTCTGCTGCTGGGAATGTCTTGCTTGTTGCGGCGCAGAGTACCGGGGATATGCTGAAAAGCATTTACGATACGAATAACAATGGCAAGGTGGATTTCGCACAACAAGCAGATAGTGTGGTTTGGGCGGGGGTAGAGGGGAAGCCATCCGTGTTTCCTCCAGCGGCGCATACACATGATTATCTGCCTAAAGGCCCTCTGACCTGGAATCAACTGAAGGGGGTGTAGGGGATGAGTTATGGCAACTCTTTATTCAGCGAACTATTGTATTCGGCAGATGAAGATTCTAACCATCCGGGAGAAATCGATACGCCAGATCTAATGCGGTATTTGCCGGACTATTATAAGGGTGTCACCGAAATGGAGAAGCTTCAGGAGACCATCGGGCTAGAAATAGGTGGACTGAAGGCTGGCACTATAAATGTGCTGGATCAGGCGTTTGTTGAAACGGCAACGGTGAGCCTTGGACGTTGGGAAGCTGAGCTTGGACTAAATATTGATGTATCCAAGTCATATGCCACACGCCGAGAGATGATTAAGGCGAAGCTGCGAGGAAACGGGACGACAACGCCGGAGATGATCCAGCGGACGGCGTCAGCTTTTTCGGGTGGCGTGGTTGAAGTAAAGGAAGTGCCTGATGAGTACCGTTTTGAGATTCATTTTGTAAGTACGCTGGGCATTCCTCCGAATATGGCGGGGTTGATTCAAATTATCGAAGAGATTAAACCCGCGCATTTAGCTTATGATTTTGTGTTCAGCTATACCTGGTGGGACTCTGTTAAAGCATTGACCTGGAAGGGTGCTCGAACTAAAACATGGAACGAATTAAGAACTTATAGATAGGAGAGTGACACATGCAGACAACAGGAAATTTAGGGCTGAAAAAGCCTGAGGGAACAGATATCGTAGATATTGCAGATTTGAACGGAAATATGGATATCTTGGATAATGCCGTTAATAGCAAAGTTGATAAAGTTACTGGTAAACAACTGTCTACGAACGATTACACCGCAGTTGAGAAAACGAAGTTAGCGGGCATTGCTGCGGGAGCGAATAACTACACGCACCCTAATCACACGGGGGATGTTACTAGTAATGGGGATGGAGTTACGGCTATTGCTGCTGGGGTGATTGTCAACGCGGATGTTAATGCTTCAGCCGGAATTGATGCTTCCAAAATAGGGACTGGCGTGGTTTCGAATGCAGAGTTCGGGTATTTGGATGGGGTGAGTAGTGGGATTCAGGGACAACTGAATAGTAAGGCGCCGTTAATTACTACGCCGCAACAGACGACCGCGGATATTACGTACTATGTTCGGACGGATGGGAATGACACAAACAACGGTTCAGCCAATACGGCAGCAGGGGCATTTAAAACAATCAATAGGGCTATCGGCATGATTCCTCAAGTTGTTAATCATACTGCATCTATAAATGTTGCATCTGGAACCTATGCCGAAGATGTGAGAATAAGCGGCAAAGTAGGCGGTGGTCATGTTCAATTTATGGGTACTTCTGTAACTATCCGCTCCTTCGTGGCTGAACGGTGCAATCGTATTGTTATAGACGGTTTTTCTGCTAATACCACAACCTCAATGGGTTTTAATGCGTATGACGGTGGAAACATCGACATTAAAAATTGCTCCTGTGGAACTACCGCTAATTATCCGGGCATTAATATTGCAGGTCAAAACGCAGACATTAGAAATTCTTTGGTATCTGGACGAAACTTTGGAATAATAGTCGGAAGTGCTTCGATTGTTACATCACTCGATAACACGGGGCAAGCGAATGGCGTGGGTCTTTACGCTAGTCATGGCGGTTCAATCTATAAATATGGCTCACAGCCATCAGGAATAACTTCCGAAGGCTCATTAAATGGTATCATCACAAGTGGAGTTCTTAACCCATGGGGAGATAATACATTTTCAAAACGAAGTGCCTTTTCTGCCATACCATCTACTAATCAAGTGGTTCCGAAAGCCGTTTTAACAAAGATTAATTTCCAAACTGAGTATTACGACAATCTCGGTGAATATAACCCTTCGACTAGTATGTTCACAGCAGCAAAATCAGGGCTTTATCTAGTTGAATGCTCTATTGTAGTCAGTTCGCCGGAAGCACTAACTTCTCATTATCTCCAAATTTATAGAAATGGAACAAACAGAGAAATAGGCGCTTATGGTATACCAGTGAACTCTGGTGGCGATATACAGCTATCTTTAACTGCTATGCTCCCTATAAATGCCGGAGACAAACTTGAAGCCTATGTACAGCATCATAATTCTATAGATAAAAGCATAACGACTGATTCTATATATTCAAGATTCAAGGTATCTCAAATTGCGTAATGGAGGGATTATAATGAACATATCAGCAGCAATTATGCACATGTACCCAAAATCTGACCCAGTGCATGACTTTACGGTGCGGGACAACGGGCCTGAACCTGTTTTACGTGAAGGTGTGGACGGACGGACACGCTACGAGATTCGCCCATTGCAAGATGATGAAGTCGAGTTAATAGAAGGGTTACACTATCGTTATGCAGTGGATTTTAATCGACTGGAAAAGGGCGTAGATTACGACATTATTGAACGTGGCCCATACATCGCCGCCTGGAACCTAGAAGCACCACAACCCACGGAAGCGGAACTCGAAGCAGCTTGGCAGGCGTATCTAGAAGCCGAAGCCAAAAAGCCGCCAGAGTTAAGCGAGGTCGAGCAAATACGCGCAGAGAATACAGCTTTGCAGAATCGGCTTCAAGACGTCGAAGTCATCATGGCTGAATTACTAAGCATTTAATGCTGAAAGGGAGGTTCATACAATATGACAATGGATTCGTTAACAGCCGCCAAAATCCGGTTGATGGCTAACGCCTGCATCACTCGTTATGATCGTGAGGAAGGTCCGATA